GTTATATACTTGTTGGATAACAACAGGAGAAACAAATGGCAGTAAGAAACTTCAATGACGCTGAAAAGCAGAAATTGATCCAGATCATTTCCCAGGGCTCACAGGTACTAGGTGAGGTAGAGGACTTGAAGGGTGGATTGAGAGACACAGTAAAAGCAATCGCAGAAGAACTAGAATTGAAACCAGCACTGATCAACAAGGCGATATCAGTTGCACACAAGGGCAACTACCAAAACATCGCTGACGAGATGGACACGCTGGAAAGCATACTGAACACGGCCGGCAAACTTTAATGTTAGCGAAAGTCAGATCATTCTGGCTTCGTAGTTTTGAGAGCGACAGGACAGCGTTCTATTTTGAACTCGTCAGTTTCGTTTTCACAGTTGGAGCCAGCCTTACACTAGCGATCACAGCCTCGGATCCGGACATGACTATCGTGTATCCGGGATTTTTGGTAGGAGCACTCACACAATGTTATGCTTCATACAGGAGAGAAGCGGCGTTCGTGATGATGATCACCGGCTACTTCGCAATCATAAATGTCTACGGTTACGGCGTAGCAAGTTATTGGTGGTAAGATGAGTTACATAGATGCACTATACAAGAAGGACGAGGACAAGATATACGTCGTAGAACGTGATCCCAAGAAGGGCAGGATATTCACGGAGTATGATGCTAGGTACGTGTTCTACTACGAGGACGCCAGGGGCAAACACAGGTCAATGACCGGTGCACCATTACAGCGGGTGCAGTGTGCCACACACAAGGAATTCATAAAGGAACAGAGGATCAGATCCAACAAGCAACTGTACGAGAACGACATCAATCCCGTGTTCAGGTGTTTGGAAGAGAACTACTTGGGCAAGGAGACGCCCAAATTGAATGTGATGTTTTTCGACATTGAAGTAGACTTCGATCCAGATCGGGGTTATTCAACAACAGATGATCCGTTCATGCCCATAACTGCCATAAGTTGTTACATGAGCTGGACGGACCAACTGGTCACATTTGCCGTGCCTCCCAAGACCATCAGTATGGCGGACGCGAAAGAACTGACAAAGAGATTTGACAACACCATGTTGTTCGAGAAAGAGAAAGACATGTTGGACGCATTCCTAGAACTGGTGCAGGACGCAGACATACTGTCAGGGTGGAACAGTGAGGGATATGACATTCCATACACTGTGGGCAGGATACAGAAAGTATTGAGTTCAGACGACACAAGACGTCTTTGTTTCTGGGGTGAAAAGCCTAGGAAGAGGGTGTTTGAGAAATATGGCAGGGAGCAGTTGAGTTTTGATCTCGTGGGTCGTGTACACCTGGACCTGTTGGAACTATACAGGAAGTACACATATGAGGAAAGACACAGTTTCAGACTAGACGCGATTGGTGAACATGAGTTGGATGAGAGGAAAACGGTCTACGAAGGATCTCTCGATAACTTGTACAAAAACGACTTTGGATTGTTCATAGAATACAACAGGCAGGACACTGCATTGTTGGCCAAACTGGAGAAGAAATTGAAGTTCATAGAACTTGCCAATGAGATAGCACACCAGAACACTGTACTACTACAGACAACAATGGGTGCAGTTGCGGTCACGGAACAGGCAATCGTGAATGAAACACACAGACGTGGAATGCAGGTACCAGCCAGGAAGTACAAGAAAGACGGTGAAGAGAACCAACCGGCGGCAGGAGCCCACGTGGCGACCCCACAGAAAGGCATACACGATTGGATAGGGTCTGTTGACATAAACTCACTGTATCCAAGTGTGATCCGTGCATTGAACATGGGACCGGAGACCATAGTAGGTCAGATAAGACCCGTGATAACATCGGCGGAGATCAACAGGGCCAAATCACAAAAGAAATCATTCGCGGCCGCGTGGGACAGCCAATTTGGCTCGTGGGAATATCAAGCGGTCATGAACAAAGAAAAAGGCACAGAGATCATAGTGGACTGGGAAGACAAGACCAGTGTGCGTATGAGTGCGGCACAACTGTACGAGATTATATTCGACGGCAACAACAAGTGGATGTTGAGTGCGAACGGCACAATATTCACATACGAGTATGAAGCAATCATTCCAGGTTTATTAAAGCGTTGGTATGCAGAGAGACAGGAAATGCAAAAAAAGATGCGTGAGTGTGGAGACAACGAGATCGAAAGAGAATATTGGGACAAGAGACAACTTGTAAAGAAAATTAATCTAAACAGTCTGTATGGTGCGATCCTAAATCCAGGCTGTAGATTCTTTGACATAAGGATCGGACAGAGTGTGACACTCACAGGCAGGTGTATCACCAAACACATGGCCAGCAAAGTCAACGAGATCGTGGCGGGCAAGTACGATCACAAAGGCGAGAGTGTTGTGTATGGAGACACAGACTCCGTTTACTTCTCGGCATACAAGACATTACAGAAAGAGATCAATGAAGGTGTTATACCATGGACCAAAGACTCCGTCGTGGCACTGTACGACAGGATAGCGGATGAGGTTAACGGATCGTTCAAAGCATTCATGACCAAGGGCTTCCACTGTCCAAGCACAAGGGGTGAAGTCATAGCGGCGGGCAGGGAGCTCGTGGCATCAAAAGGATTGTTCATCACAAAGAAGAGATATGCTGTACTGTACTACGACAAAGAAGGTAAACGTGCAGATGTCGACGGCAAGGATGGCAAGATGAAAGCGATGGGACTGGATCTCAAACGTTCAGACACACCTGTTTTCGTACAAGACTTCTTGAGTGATCTTCTATATATGGTTCTACAAGGCAAGGGCGAGAAAGAAGTACTAGAAAAAATCAGCCAATTCAGATCAGAATTCAAATCGAGGCCAGGATGGGAGAAGGGATCTCCCAAGAGGGCCAACAACATGACCAAGTACACTGCGGCCGAGGAAAAGGCCGGACGAGCAAACATGCCAGGACACGTGAGGGCCAGCATGAACTGGAACCGGTGCAGGGAGATGTATGGAGACAAGTACTCGATGCCAATAACAGATGGTGCCAAGGTGATCGTTTGTAAACTGAAACAGAATCCTCTAGGGTACACCAGCATAGCATATCCTGTGGACGAGATGCGTATTCCGGAATGGTTCAAGGAACTGCCGTTTGACGGTGATGCCATGGAGGCCACGATACTGGATCAGAAGATAGACAACCTCATAGGAGTGCTAGGGTGGGACGTGCAGTCAACGGAGACCACGAACACATTCAACAAACTGTTTGAATTTTAAATAAGCATATGCTGAGCATTGAAGAGATAAAATTACTGATCGAGAAACTGGAGAAGATCAAGGGAGAGGACTTCCAGCAATTATTGGACTCCAATCTAAAGATACTGAAGGACTTGGCAACAACCATAGAAGTCAATAATTCTGAGATGATAGACAGGCTTGACAAAACCGTAACTTGGTTCAAAATAGACCTGGACAAAAAAAAGAAAGAACCAATTATTGACGAATTAACCAGGAGAAGGATCCAGACCAAGATATTCCAGTTCGCCAAGACCAACATATACAATAGCCTTGAGATCGGACCGGGGGCTGGAATGTTCTCAATGGACTTCAGAACCTGGAGACTGAACTACTTTGTTGACCTGTTGATCACTACTTTTGAAAGCAACATTGAAAAGAACATTCGTAAGAAATTTCCGCCGGCACACCAGAAGTATCTCAAATTCTACAGCACAGACAAGACAGATTGTTCCGCGATACCAAGTAATAGTTGTAACTTCGTGTTCAGTTGGGACACATTCGTGTTCTTCACACAACAGCACATACAACAGTACCTGCATGATATCAAGAGGGTGTTGATCCCCGGAGGGTATTGCTTCATACAGTACGCCGACTGCCATTTTGATCATGACCTAAATAAAGCAAAAAGAGGCTACTGGAACTACAACACCAAGACCGCCATGATAAAGATCATAGTGGATGAGGGATATGAGGTCGTGGAAATGAATCAATTCCGACCCGGTGCCAACTACGCCATCTTCCGTAAGCCTGGTAAACAAAATCCTGTAGTGTACAAAATTTCTAAATTAGAACTAGACTAAGACCTAAATATCATATACAATAAGAACATTATGATAGACATCTTAAAAGACATCGTTAAACACACGCATGGACTGGGATTCTTGGATCTTGTCAAGATCACTGGAGACG